CAGAGAATACAAAAGTTAAGAAACTTAAGAATCTTTTAGCTGTGTAGTTCATACCAGCAAAAGGAAGCTCGTTGTTTCCAATGTATTCCATTCTTGACCATTGATCATCATCTAACAAGTCAGACCATTGTTTTGGACCTATTGCCCAATATCTTTGGTCATCATCTGGCACAGAATTTGTACCGAATAATGCTTGCATATCTTTAAATTTAGCCACATTCATATCAGTAGCTAAAGATGTTGTTCCATTTGCTCCAGCATTGTTTGCTACAGTTGTAGCAGATGCCATAGCATCAGTGATAATGCTGTCAGTTTTACGACCAAGAGCATATGCTGCATTATTTGCAATTACTGATCTTTCGTCAATGTTGGTTTTCAGTTCGTCTAGCTTGTCTACGTAATCCGAAGCATAGAAGTCAGAAAGTGTAGCAGTTACATTAGTATGACTAATGTTCATAGCTACTACTTCAGCATGACGAGCTTTAGTTGTTGCCTCGCCTGTGCCTACTTTTTGGAACTTAACTGATTCTCCAGATACTCCATTTACAACACGCACTAGATTTTTGAACTTACTACCCATTCTTTGATACGCCATATGTACTTCAGATTCAAACTGAGTAATAAAAGCGTTAGTTATAGTAGCACTCATTTTATTCTCCTTATGTTGCTATTGTTACCTAGATTATCTCACAGGAGCTTTATATGTTATCTTTTGCAAGGCATATTCTACGCCATAGAGGTCTATTACTCAATCAACTGACATATTTTTTCTACTTTTTCAACTCACAAAGCTCAACAATGTTTTCACTTGGTATTACACAAGTGTCGCCTATGTCTGTATCATTGTAAGACATATAGATTATTGTAGCATTTTTATTCTTTTCTAAGAGAAAACCCTCAGTTACATTTATGTATGGTTTAAATGTTTTAGCAGTATTTGGATCTAACCATTCTGAATGAGATACAGCATCTCTCCAGGTAACTCTAACCTTTTTCGCTTTCGCCTTTACCATAGTATTTTTCAAATAAAGCTGCGACTTTGTTTATATAAGCTGGATCTCTTTGTCCATCTTTCCAATATCGAGGATCTTGCATCATAGATCTTAAATCTTCTAAACTTGGAGCAGCTTCTATGGCAGTTTCTGTTGTAGGCATTGGAGCATCTTTAGTTAGTTTCATAAGTTCTTCAATAACTTTTACACCAGCTGCTGTACTTGCTAAATTAGATGCTGCCGAATAAGCATCAGAAGATAAATTCTTCTTTGCCCATAGATCAGCTGCTTCTATTCTTTGTGTAGCATTTTCGCCTAATTGTTGTTTTTCTTCTTCCAATACAGGAAGTGCAGCTATTTGATTATCTACAAATTTTTTAATACCATCATTATATTCTTCTTGAGATAATCCTTTTTTTCTAGCTGTTTCTTCCCACCATTGAAGCAAGGGTATATCTTTGTTTACTTCTATAGATACACCCTCTGGTACTTCTGGTTGGAATAATTCATATTCTTTGGGAGTATTGGCTATTCTTTCTTGTTCTATGTCTTGTCTTATTTGTTTTGATAGTTCTTCTGTTCTTGATCCTAGTTTTTTTTCTAAAGAATTATAACTACTAGCAAGATCTTCTAAATTTACTTCATTTGTATCTGCGTTCCAGAATTTTTCTGATACATATTCTGGTCTTTGTGGTTTTAGTTCGCCATTAGTTTTTTGTTCTTCGTCAGCCATTTTTTTGTCCTCGTTTTATTTTTTGTTTTATTACACTTAATAAATATCTTTGACCCTCTAAATGCCATAACACATTACTACTAGAGTTTGGATTTGCCAAAGAGTTATTTGTTATTTTTTCGAGGTATTCGATTGCTGCTTTGCCTTTACTTCCATTAAATACGCTAGCAAAAGTCCTGTCATCATCAGTAGCTACCTCTTTATTGTTGTTCTTGCGTAGGGTTTCCCATGACATTTCCAGGCATATTACCTTGTTGAGCCATATTTTGCAACTCATTTACTAGAGCTTGTTGTTCTTGAGGATCTCTAATTAATTTTTCTGGTAATCCTAGCTTTTCAGCCATGTATCTTGCTACTTCATCTTGTTTTACAATCATATTTAGTATTTGTGGTCCAAATGTTTGAGCCAAAATAGCATTAAAATTATTAACTACAGCTATATCTTGCTGATGTTGAGCTTGAGCTAGAGGAGATTGAGATATAATTGTTACTTCTCTATTATCTATTCTAGGTATTTCTATTAATCCTCTTTTTGTAAGTATTCTAATTATTCTTCTAAGAAGTGGTGTAATTAATTCTGATTGTAATCTACCAAATGCAGATCCAATCTGTCTTGATAGATCTGCCATTCTTTCTGATACTTCAGTAGCTGACATTGGTGTACCCTCTGGTCTACCAAGTGTTTCCATATACAATGCTTTTCTAATATTCTGACGCATATCTCCAAGTATAAGTTGAGCTACATCAAATCTACCTACTCCAGCTAAAGGAGTAAGACCTCTACTGTTTGGAGCTACAGGTATTAGACTACCAGGTACTAGATTAATATTATCTGGATTAATAACTCCATCATCTTCATAAGTATAAATACCACTAATATTCATCTGTGCATTTTGTAATATTAGTTCTACTGTAAGATTTGTTGTTTTGATTGCAGCCATAGCATTAAATACTGGACCACGACCAAATACTTCTCCAGATGCTTTGTTCCATCTAAATACAATATATGGATTACTACCAATACCAGATAGTTCTTGTTCAAGTATCATTTCTTTTTCATTTAAACAAACAACACAATACTTAAATTTTTCTGAATTAGGCTCATCATACATTCTAAATACACCCTCAACTACAGTTGCTTTTTCTCCTTGTTTATCATCTATAATTTTTAACATTTCTGGAGACATTTTTGCTTTAGGATAAGCTGTCATTAGTCTGTTATAAGCAATACTTCTTTTTCTAAATACAGTATCTACTTTGTTATCTGGTCCATTGTTTAACATTACTC